GTGCCTCCTAACGCGATACCATAACCTCTTGGAACATTATCGAAAGTTTTCTCACCAATAGTAATAGTAATAGTAGAAAAAACAGATTTCATTCCTAAAGTATTTACAGTTCTTATACCTACAACATAAGTTCCTTCAGGAATATCTAAACCAGTTAAGGTATTAATACTTTTATCAACTGAAAACGATTCTGCCGCTCCTGGCGCATCATGATGTATTTCATAGTGTGACACGTGTTGGTACAGTGTAGTAGCATCAGAAACTACATTGGGAGCTTCCCAATGTACAGTAACATCATCTTTTAATTGCCCACTATCATTTAAGTTAGACACAGTAGCGTAAAAATTCCTTGGGGCTGGAACTACGTCACTCGCCTTAACTGATGGAAATACAGGATCATCTATAGATAGTACGAAATCTTCATCAACTTCTACAAATTTTTCATTGTAGTGCTCTACCGCTGTTATGGAATAAGTACTAGCACCTTCAGAAATAGATAAGATTTTATAAGGCTTCTTTGAGCCAGATATTGTAGATCCGTCTGCATTAGTCTCTTTCAATGCCCAAATTGTTTGAGAGTTTGGAGTCTCTGAAAAAGCTGTGGTCACTGTTATAGAAGTAACTGGACTGGAATTGATAGTGGCTGCTGAAACAGGATGACTTTCAACTCGTGTATGTGGCTGCCAAGAAGTAGTTACAGCATTTCCACTATCATCAATAAGATTTGATGCCTCACTTTCTGTATAGTCCCCCGAAGATTTAATAATTAAATCTCCTTTAGTATAGGATACTGAGTTTATTGTTGCTGAAGCTTGAGTTAAAAATACCGCAGGTTTTTCTATTAATATGCTTAACTCATATGTAGAAGTTGAATTTAATGCCACTGATCTATCTAAGGGAACTACTGTGGAGCTTAAGGTACCTGTAGAAGAAATTCTACCACTATATTGAAGTTGTGAAGACCCTCTAGATGCGTCTTGTATATTTACTACGTCACCAGGGGCTAGAAAAGCCGTACTAATAGAAGTCTCAAAACTAACTACTTCAGTTTGGTTCTTTGCTGTCCATAGCTTCCATCTGCCATACCTTAGAGCTTGACCCTCAGTAATGGCTCCAAATGCTGAAGCAGTTTGTGAAATTATTCTGCCTTTTTCTATAATATTTTCTTTGTCTTCTACTATTAAGGCTTCTTGCTTGTAGTCTTGTAACGGATTAGTCCACGAAACTACGATTTGATTAGACATAGTTTTACTACCAGACGACTCATAACCGAATTGTCCATCAATTACATTTCCTGCTGAAAAATTATATACAGGATCTTTAGGCTCATCTAGTATTGGGAATATGTTTCCATCTAACCAGTACAACATACCTCTAAATACTGTAGATAAATCTTTTAATACTTTATACACATCAGTTGCTTTAGAAAAGTATACATTAGTAGTAAATCTAGGCTCAGTTTTACCCACTGTTCCTGACGGAACCATTTCGTCACAGTATCTACCGATTCTGTATAAAGCGAACTTATCTATATCTAAACCACTTAACCAGCTTCCACACCCATATCTATTATTAGTTATTATATCATAAAGTATCCAAGCAGGATTATTACTATATACAGATTCTGTTCTAAAAGCTCCGTCCCAATTTTGATAAGTACTTGCTACAACACCTGTAGATATATTTCTTTTATAATTGGCTTCCCCATTAAGAGATTCGTCTCTTGTCACATAATTAGAGGGAACTTGAATTTTCATTCCTTTACAGTGATAAGTTCGTTTAGGTACAGTAGTAAATGACTTAGTATTTAAAGACAGCTTAGCCATAGCTGTATAAGGATAAGATAAATTTTCTTTTAATATAGTATTTAAACTAGAGATACTACAAGGAGTACTACTTGTATAGTCAGTTTGAAGACCCTCATTGAAATTAGCATGGTAAGCCTGGTCATCATTACTTAATCGCTCTATTCTTACCCTAAAGTCTGTAAAAGAACCATATTCTTTTAATACTATGGTTTCTTCTATAGATACAGTAGTTTTAGATCGTCCCTTATGCCTTAGAGGATTAGCAGAGCTATAAATATCTATATAACTTCCCCACGAAGAACCATCATGTAAAGCAAGCTGTACCTCGTAAAATGCTCTTCCATCATGAGGAGCACCATTGTTACTTGTGTTAAGTAAAGAGCCATAAACAAAAAGTATTCTAATTTCATCTGCTTCAACAGCTTGTTCTGCAGATAAATTAAACCCACTGGGGTTAGTACCTGTATATATTCTTTCCTCGTCAGCACTACCACTATCAGGGCCTCCTATTGCGAGAGACGAAGCACCCCCTGGAATAGCAATGCTTCCAAGACCTGTTCCGCCTGGATCTGGAAATCCTATCTGGTCAAGCTGCCCTGTTAAAAAGTTACAGGAAAAGCCGTCGTATTTAACAGAGGCCCCTATACCTCTTTGAATATCTCCAATATCTCTATCTGTTCCAGTGATGTCAGCTTTGTAACTTCCAGTTGTACCATTAAAAACTGAATCTAGTGTTATAGTATTTCCTACTATAGTAGAGAATCGTAAGGCGTAGTGTACGTGTACTTTATACTCTGTGTTATTTGCCCAGTCATGAGGCATATTCCACGTTTTAGGGTCTGCGTAGGCTATAGTAGAAGAATCAATTTTTTGAATATGCCCTTCAAATTTGACTACGCCATTTAAAGTTAATGTTATAACGGCAGATTTATGGGGTTCGCGTCTATCCCATATCCAGTCTGTGCCAGATGAGGGGAAAAACGCACTATCTGTAGTTATTTTTATACCAGTAATAGCTGAGCCAGGCAGGGCTGAAGCAGCTTCAATAGCTGCGGCACTAGCTTGAGTCTTAAAGTCTTTAATACTTATATACCTAGAACCTGAAGAAGTAGGTATAGGAAGCTGCCCATTAGGAACGTATGTTACAGTTGCCGAATTATTCTCTAAGTTAAAGCGAGCGCCAGTTTGTGCGCGATTAGATGCAGCGTCTCCTGAGTCTACCGCAGAGTCATCATTTAAAAATACGCTGCTAGAGCCATTGACTAATCCTTGTATAGGCCCCTCGGAAATAAGATCTGTAACATATAAGTTTTGGCTTTTTCCATACATCACCATGGTACTTACCATGGTAGTATTAGATTCGGGACCCTCACTAGTTATAGTATCCTTATCCCCCTCACTTCCTCCGAGATAATCTACAGCACCTGAGCCACCCGAGTTCGCCTCTACAGAAGTAGCTTCAGTATCCCCTTTAGTAGTAGTAGACTCACTTAGAAGAACTGTTTTTTTATTTTTTATTTCAAAAGATACGGGGGTACCTGGAACTCTTAATTCCCCATATAGAACAGGTACAGGATCACCCTCTACAGTGTTCTTTTGAGAACCACTTAGCATATAGCCTTTTTCTTCTTCCCGATCGGTTTCAGGATCAGGAGCCATAATCTGTTGAATACCTGCAATAGCTAAATTCGCAGCTAAGGTGGTTACTGCCATGGCAGCCATTGCTACTCCACCTTGTTGTAACATTGCAGCCGCAAAGATAGACTGATTCGCACCACTAGCAAGTCCAGGTATGAATCCAGCGCCACCAGGTACAAACATTAAGGCTGTAATGGCCATTGCTGTAAGTATTTTGGCTCCTCCAGATTTTGAGCCTGCAAGAATAGGAGTAATAACTATATCTCCTTCAGTTAGAGGTAGTAAGCATTCTCTAAAATCATCTATATCTTCTCCATGTACTTTAATAGAAAAGCCTATATCATTCTCATGACATTTAATAAGGTATGGTCTAAATTTAGGCTCATTAGCTTGCAAGCACAGTAACGCCTCTTGTACTGTGTCTCCTACAAAAGGAAATTGCTGCCCAAATAAAGCAGACATTTCACCGTTTAAATAAATTTTACGAGCCATATCTATATATCCCACTTAAATGCTTTTTCCATAAAGGGTAAAGATTTTCCTTACAAGAAAGTCTATTCACTGCATGATGAAAGAATATATCATCATATAAATACACACCACAATGTGTGCCTACAACTGCTCCCATTGAAAAAATAAGAACATCATTTTCTTTTAAATCATCTACAGGTTGAAATCCCCACTTATTTAGATGTTCAGGAGTGAAGTAGTCTTTGCCCTGATCCCACCAATCATCTAAATAAACCTCTCTTTTTCTTAATTCTATATTTAGTTTTTGGCTATAAAAGTCTCTTACAGCCTCTAAACAATCAAATATTCCAAAACTATACTCTCGTCCCGCTAGTTCATTAACTACCTTTCTAGGCTTTAATATTTCTAATTCCATATTTGGGTAACTAAAAATATAGTAGGGTATTCCTATAGCATTACAATATTTTCGATCATTCTCACTAGGTTTTGCGCTTCCGTTAATATGATTATGTACTATACCAATTATATCGCTTTCCAAACTAATCTTATAAAAATCATCACTATTAAGTATAAAATCTTCGTCTTCTTCTGCAAGATTTTCACAAGGAAACCACTTTGATTTACCTTTTACAACTCCTAGTACACCACAGCCTTCTTTAGGGTAGCACTCGTCAAAGTGTCTTTCAATAGTCTCTAAATGCTGTATCATCTGAACTTTTTAGTACCTGGGAACGCTCCAAAGGGTAAGGCTTCATAAGTATTTTTAGCAGTTTTAGGGTAAGAATTAGTCGTACCTTTAGCATGGGGAGTAAATTGAAATCTACACTTACAAGAAGATAGTTTTTTACCACATACTTCAGCTCTCTTCCAGTAAGTAGAATTAGGTTGTGGAGCTATTTGATTCGCTCCTGTAGTTGCTTGAGGTAACAAAGCTTTCCAAACACTATTACTATGCTCATAAAGAGAATCTTTAACCATAGCAGCAGTATTGACATAAGGTATATAACTTCTTGCACCGGACCAACCTGTAATAGCGGATAGTTGCGCTACTGTTACTAAGGGGTTATCATCTAAATCATAGTAGGCTTTATGAGAGATCATTGCCCCTGCCGCATTAGGATACTCTATAGTACTATCAGCTTTCCAAGTACACCCGCCTCCCTTTCCATTATCGTTTCCTTGGTATATCCAACTACAGTATTTTCCTATAACTTGTCTATTAGGTATTTGTACCCCTTGTAAATCGTAAGGAGAACTAACTTCAAAAGTAACAGCTACACTACTTTCTCCAGAGATTCTATCTAAAATGAATTTCTTTTTTGGAAATTCTATAGGGAGAGTACCAGTACCGGGACTGGCAAAGGTAGAAGAAGTCTCTAAATACTTCGCTAAAGTTTGTCGCACAGTAATAGTTGCCCCTATTAGATCTTTATTACTTAAACCCCCTAATAAATCACTAAATATAGTGGTAACGTTAGCTACAGTAAGGGTAGGTCTATTAGTTGCTCCATCAGCATTGTACTCAACACCAGTCATTTCTATGGGAAAAGCTTGATATTCTCTAATTGTGTGAGGGCTGGTAGCATCTTCAAAATATAATTCATCTAAACTTTCATCTAACCCAGGATGGAAGTATAGAGTAGTGCTATTAAAAGTTAACTCAAATAACGATATTAGCTCACTGCCAGGATCGTGTTTCTGTACCAGTTCTATTAATTCTGTCATGCTTCATAAACTCTTCTAAGTGTGGTTGAGCAACTATAAGTTACGGGATGATTATCATAATTTAAACTATAGTCATTACATACTACTTTAATTGTGGTTTCTCCACCTCCTACGTTACTATTAGGAATATTGAAATTAAAAGCTGCACCTTTTCTAGACTCGAAAAAAGCTACTATGTCATCTATTGTGGCTTTGGCTCTGTTACTAAAATTAACACTGTACTGTTCTTCTACATTATTAATACCATCCACAATTCTTTGTTCATATCCATCCCCGAATTTTGCTACCCGTACTCTAGAAGTACCTTTTCTGGACATACCTTTATCAGGGGTAACTGTAGTGGCTACAGAAACATAACTTTCTGATGCTGGTATAGTAAATCCTATTGTCATTACGCTACTCCATACGGACTAAGAATACCGCCCGACCGTTTTTGATTCTGTAGTTCAGATTGAACTGCTCTTGCTATGGCCTTGCCTAAGCCCTCTGAGTCTCCACCCTGAGTTTGAGGTGCGCCATCTCCAGAGATATTAATTACTATATTATTAGCCCCTCCAGTCATATTTACTGGTATAGATCTTCCTCCAGATAGAGGTACTACCGCTTCAGTTCCATGAAGTACTGCAGGGTAGCCCGCTTTCGAACCTGAGGCAACTCCTCCTCTTGCGTATCCAGTAACTTCTTGTCCACCTGAAAAGACACCGCCTGTTTTAGCTCCGACAGGGTTAAACATTGATATGCCTGTAGCTTCTAAAGCTCTCATTACCATTAATTTAATAATAATATCAGATATATTTTTCAGTACCGCAACTGCCATATCTGCAAAACCTTGTTTCATTGATTTAGTACCATCAATAACTGCATTAATATTACTTATTAAATTTGATTCTATGCTACTACCAACAACATTCAATATCTTTTGAGTGTCAGTTCCAGCCTTTCTTATTAATGCTAATTTGTTTTCAGCTACTGCTATTGCTGCTATATCTGCATCTAAAGCCGATTGCGCTCGATTGCGCTCTGCGGCGTTTGTACCCATACCTCTAATTTTTTCTGCGTCCTCTAGCGCCTTTCGCTGCATTTCTGCAATAGTTAATCTTTGTTTTTCTATATTTAATATTTCCATCTGTCTGGCTTTTAACCCTGGAGGAAGAAACTGAGTATTTTGCATAGCTATAGAAACTTCATTTTGAGCGACTGCAATTTTAAGAGCTTCTTCACGTATTCCAGCTAATGAGTCTCTATACGCATCGGCTCCGCCGTAAGATTCAAATGCAGCATCTAACCTTGCAGCTGCATCGGAGTAATTACCCTCTCCCGCTATGGCCATTGCATTGTCTCTAGACTTGATTAACTCATTTAACCATGATTCTTTGTCAAAAGTATCACCCTTAATTTTAGTAGCAAAATCATTAAGTTGTTCTTTGAGAGAGTTTCGTTCTGCGACATATGAGCGTGCAGATTCTTGTATTGCTGCTGCGGCTTCAACATCTCCACTTTTTAAAGCCTCTAACATTGCAGGTGATAATCTTTCTATCTCACCCCCAAACTCTGTTAGCATATTCTGTATTGCTGTTTCTCTGGCACTCCCTTTAAGACCTGGTAAGACGTCGGCCATGCCTCCAGCTATATCTATTGTTTGTATGCCTTGAAATATCTGCATAGTACGATCAGCAGCTATTCTTTTTGCCATTGCTTGTTCTTCTGCAGTAAGACCCCTACTCTGTGAAGCGCCTATATCAATACTAATTTGATCAAGTTGCTTAGTCCTAATCTCAATACCTGCATTAATTCTTTCTAACTCTTCCCTCACTCCAATACCATATTGTGTAATATCTTCTAATTTTGCTTCCCAAATATTATTAGCGGCTATCTCATCTTCTGCCTCTTTCCATGATTGTAAAGTTTCATTTGCAGCTATTTTTTCTTCTAACCATTTATCTATATCAGCAGAAAAAGTTTTTGGCTTATATGTTTCGGTTGTGTCCATTGTTAATGAATCTCTGGTTTC